ATGATGTTAACGAACCGTTTTATTGTGATATTATAGAAGGTGAAGAAGGATACAAGTGTAAAGAACAATGTATGCTTTGCCGTAGCATAGAAGACGAGTTAACTAAACAATAATATGTTTGTTAACACCCTTGTAATTGAGCCTGCGCGACTGCGACCGTAGGGAGTTGCAATTACAACACTGTTATTAACCAAACCAAACAAATAGTTTCTGTAACTCTTTGTGGTTTGGTTTTTTAAATTTTTTATTATGAAATAGATGGGTCAATTAAGCTTAGATCAGATGCCCTCATTCGTGGGGCAATCGAACGTAGAAATAGAGGAGTTAGTTCTAGGTTGTTTTATCAACTTCCCAGACTCTTACTATTTATTATCAGACCAAGTGTCCATTAAGGATTTTACTAAGTCTGAAACAAGGTATATCTACAACTCAATCAAAGACATCTCAAAGGAGAGTGTAATAGACATCGCTACAGTGACGGATATGATCGTCAAGAAGAAGTACAATGAATTTCTTTACAAAGAAAAGCAGATGAACATTATATCTTATCTGGAAGAGATTTCTGATAGGGTTGATACCAATGCTCACATTAAGGAGCATATTAGAATACTTAATGAATACAATCAAAGGAGAGAGTTCTTTATCTTATCAAGGGATATCAATGAAGCTTGTAATGAATCCAAATCAACGGGAGATATTATCAATATCGTCAATCAGAAAGTATTAAACATACAGCAGATGGGAGAAGTGAAAGACTTCGACCAAAAGAAATCTATTGACGATGTAATAGAGGATATCCAAGCTGAGGAATCAGAAGGAGTTAAATCGGGTGTTCCAAAACTAGATGAGTTCATTCATCAATTTGATTATAACAACTTCATTGTAATTGCAGGAGCTCCATCTATGGGGAAGACAGCATTTGCATTAGAAGTGTTTAAGAATGGGTTCTATAAGTATGATTACAAACCATTGTTCTTTTCATTAGAGATGTCAGTAAGAGAATTGACTAAGCGTTTACTCGCTTCATGCAGTTGCATACCCTTGAGGAAACTTAGGGATAAGTCAATGGATGCTATTGATATTCAAGAGATGAAAAACATGGGTGCCAAGTTTAAGGATAAGGAATACTTTATTGATGACAAATCAAGAAGTCTAGGAAAAATCATTAACCAAATTAGAAAGCACGTAATTAGACATGGAACAAAGGTTGTTATAGTAGATTACCTACAGCTTGTAACGTACAAGTCGAAGTCTGGTAGTCGTGAACAAGAAATTGCTACTATATCGAGAGCTCTTAAGGAGGTAGCCGCTGAGTTAGGGATAGTCGTAATAGCATTAAGTCAGTTAAACAGACAAGTAAATTCAAGGAACAATAAGCGACCAATGCTTTCAGACCTTAGAGAGTCAGGTGCAATTGAGCAAGATGCTGATATGGTTATATTCCCATACAGACCAGCTTACTACATGATGGCTGAAAGGCCTATTCCACCGTTAGAAGATGATGTTGAGATTATAATAGCCAAAGGTAGAAGTACTGGTGTTGGAACAGTTCATGTTTCTTACATCAGTAAGTATGTTAAATTCGTAAGTGATTATAAAGAACATGAGAAGATACAAGTCCTCGCAAGTCAGTCGGTCAGTGTCGAAAAAAACAAACCTTCATCCGGCAATAGTCAAGATAGTGATCAAGGCGTTTTGGAACTCGGTAAGAAGGGTTTTGAAATCTAACAAAGATGTTAACATCAAAGGTTTTTTTAGTATCAATATGCGCAAGTATTACAGAGATAAAGTTATCAAGAACCCTGACGTTAATTTGTGGAAAAGGAAAGACCAAAAGAGCTACGAAAAGTAGTGTAATTTTATTACATTTGTATGATAAACACTATGGAAATCAGCGTTACATTAAACCCAAGGGTTGGTAACCAAGGAAAGAATACTAAGTATTTAATTTCTGTGTCTAAGAAGCTACATCAAGTACAAAACCATGTGAAGTGTAGTATGATTTATGATAAGCGATGCAACATCGTTTATGGTGCGAAAACAAAGAAGGATATCGCAAAGGCAAGAGAGAAAGAATTTTTATCAATCATTAATCTAAATTAGATGATACCAAACACAATTATTCTAGGTCCATCAGGCTGTGGAAAGTCAACCAGTATTAAGGGTCTTCCCCCAGAGGAAACGGCTATACTTAATACTGAGCAGAAAGCTTTACCATTCAGAGGGGCAGGGAAGTACAAGAACAACATTCCAATTAGCAACTTAAAGGAGTTCAAGAGTTGGTTTAAGAAGGTCATCCAGTCAGAAACGATAAAGTATATCGTATTGGAATCATTTACTTCTTACCAAGAACAAGCAATGCATCATTGTGAAAGAAGCTTTGACGGATTTGACGTGTACAAGGCATACAATGATGAGTTAAGAGATTTGACACAGAAGTCTAAGAAACTACATGACAAGTATATATTCTTCATTGCTATTGACCAAGTAATCGAAAGTCCTGACGGAGTTCAAGAGAGGTACGTTGCAGTACAAGGTAATCGTTGGAAGAAGCAAGTAGCTAAAGAGTTCGTTAACGTGCTTTACGCTACGGCTAAAGAAAACGATAAAGGCGGTATGGAATACAAGTTCCTAACCAACAAGACCAAGGGGTATATCAATACACCTACAAAAAGTCCACAAGGAATGTTCCCGTTATACATTGATAACGACTTAGGAACAGTGGTTAAAGGTATAGATGCCTTTATCAATGGAGATGAGGAAGAAGAAATCCCGTCGAACGAAGAGACAGCTAAAGAATCGAGTGAACAAACAAGCGAAGAAAAATCAATTTAAAGTTTAAGTTATGAGTACAGATGACATTTTAGGAATGGTAGATGATGCAAAAGTAAATGAAGGTGGATCAGGAAACTTCATTAAGCATCATGATAGAGCGTTAATGCAAATAGAAAAGGCACAAGGAGCTAAGACAGATTTCGGTCAAGGAGAAAGAGTTTACATTGATGTAGAACTAAGATTGTTAGTTTCATCAACAGAGAACAAACCTAAGAGCGAGGATTACGAAGGTGATGTGCTAAAAGCTAGATTATATTTTCCTGCAGTAGGAATGGGAGATAAGGAGAAAGAAGTTAAAGCTTCAATCCTTAAGAAGTTCTTTGCTAGTGCAGGAGTTCAGTCTTTAAAAGAAAAAGGACTTAAAGGTTCTATAGAAGCTATTGTTAATCAAAAGATTAAGGTTGCTATTGGATTAAAGTCTGATTTCTATATCGATAAGAATACTAATGAGCCAATCAAAACAACTTACCCTGAGTATAAGTTCTCAGCTGAGGCAGACGGAGATTTATTTGGTGACTTGAATAAGTTAGCTACTCCAAGACCAATGAGTTCTAAGCGTCAGAGAGAGTTCGAGCAAAAGCTTGAGTACTTCAATGATAATGCCTCTGCTACAAATGGAGGTACAGCATTAGATGATGATGACTTCTTGACTCAGACTGGAGTTCAAGATGATTTTGATTTATAGATAACAAGGGGGGGTAATGCCCCCTTAATTTTCAGCTTATGGATATAATAGCAAATGTAAATGAAGAAGGACATCTAGTTCCTCAGAACTTAGAAGAAATCAAAGCAATGATGGTGTCTAGTTTTGAAGGTAAAGATGTTGAGGTATCTATTAAAGCTCACAAAAGGAAAAGAAGTAATCGTCAGAACAGATGGTATTGGGGAGTAGCTATACCTACGGTACAATCTGGTATCTTAGAACAAACTGGAATCCTTGAGGAGAAAGAAACTATTCATGCGCTAATTCTAAGTGCAGTAGGTGGGTTGACAATGGAGACAAAGCATATCATGGGTATGAATGTTATCAGAGTTAACCAAAAGAGAACATCGGATATGTCTGTGGAGGAGTTTTCAAACTTCTTTGAGAGAGTAATAGGACACTTCGCAGAGAAAGGTATAGTTATACCTGAACCGACATTAGATAATTTCTATAATCAAGTACAATGGAAAGACGTTTAGAGATTCTTATAGAAGACATAATTGAAAAGGTCGAATGGGATTTCTATTGCAACACTTACCTACCAAGTACTGAGGAAATCAAGATTAAGTTTAATCAAATAGAAAAGAATCATGGATTATACAAAGATTATATTAAAAGCGGTAGCTGAAACCTCTTTTCATAATGAAGGAGTTTCAAAGTTTAAGATACCAGGAGAGTTAACTTATTATCAGAAAGAAGAAGTATTAAAGATATTCAAGAACCACATGTACAGCGACGAGAAAGTTGTAACTGAATGGGAAGCAATCTATAACGATGAATCTTTCACACAATTTATATTCAAGTTTAAGAAAGCAACCCTTGAGAAAATATACGAAGCGTTAATGAAGATGGAAGAAATAGCCAATAACTTTAACAACATGCATGGTGATATGATTATCGACACTAACATCAAATCAATAATGAATAGTTTGTAATTATGGAAAATGAAAATGCAACACCAATCCTTCAAGACGTTAAGGACTTGGTAGAGAGAGAACAAATCTTAAAGGACACAGCGTTCCGTAAGGAGAAGGTTCCAGTAAAGGTTGAGTTCAACGATAGAGAAATCGACGAGATTACTATTGAGCAAGTTAAGCTAGCTATCAAGTTAGAAAAACTTGAGAAGGAGAAAAAGGAGTTCATGGATGACTGGAATGATAGGTCTAAACCAAAGAAAGCAGATCAAAAGATATTGCTTGACCAATTGGATAAGGGGTATCAGATTGTTGACATGGAGTTATATGCTATTCAAGACTTCGATGAGAAGAAGATGAAGTATTATGACCCAGAAGGTTACTTACGTCAAGAAAGAGATTTACTTCCTGAAGAGTATCAGAAAATGATTAAGTCATAATTTAATGGGGAGTATAACAGCTCCCCTTTTTAGCTATGAGAGGAAAAGAAATAGAGATTACAGACTTCTTCCCTTTGATTCAGAAGGAGAAGTTAGAATCAGATGAGGAGTTATACTTCGTATGGTGGCTTATTGATTTGTATAAAGAAGGTTATGTTAAGAACGCTTTACATGAGCCTACAACGTTCAACTTATCTGAACCGATAGTCAAGCCATTTAGAAAGGAAACTCAGCTTAAAACTAAGCTAAAGGTAGAAGAGGGAGAAGAAACAGTGTTAGATGGATTAGTTTATACTCCTGACTTCGCAGTACAATGGACAGAGAAAGCAATGGGAATCTTTTGTGACCACTTACATTGTGTAGAGAAGCTTATGTATAAGAGAAACCCACTTCGTTACGTAGGTCAAGCGAGAGGCCTTGATATGTGGACTTATGTTGAGGTTAAGCCTGAGCATGACCATAAGAATATGACAAGAGCCGCTAAGATTAAGATGAATTGGACGTACCAAAAGCATGGTGCATTCATCAACTTACAAAAGGTAGNNAAAGCTTTATTCAAAAAGACATTTACTCCTGATAGGTTTAGATTCACTAATAAGAAATTAGATGCAAGAAAACTCGACTATAAGCCTAGAACATTGGAAGAGTTTATCTCTACGTTATAGAGGTAGGTTCTTCTTTACTGATGACTATGGTAGAAACTATCTAATCATGCACAACGACAACCATTCTAACATACACAAGAACCTATTGAAGTTTAAGTATTCAAAGATAAGTCTTGATTACTTGATAAAAAGGATGGAAGACAAACCTGAAGTACCTAGAGATTATATCTCTCAGGTGAAAGAGTTTTATAAGGATAAGAAAGATGTGTCTACAATACCATTACACTTATCAGAGGTTAGGGATATGTTAATGGATGCTGATTGTTTAATAAAGTACATCACTGACAGAGGAGTAGATTGGGAAATCATAACTGAATCAGAGTACAATTCATTCAATCCAAAGCAAAAGAAAATTCTAAAGAAAAGAAGCAGAAATGTTAATCAAAGTTTAGAAGGCATGAGTGTTATTTCACTTAAGGCAGAACTTGATACAACTAAGTTTAAGATGACCGAAGTGTTAAATGACGNTGATATAACTATTGAAAAATTAAATAATCATGATAGAAGAAAGTAATAAACACCCTGAATTTATGGATATGTTAAAGAACAATAACCCAGTATCAGAAAATGCAATTGATCAAGATGACAATTGGTATTTCGCAGACAAGAAGTATGTATCTAATTCAATGCTTAAGGTATTCCAGAAGTCAGGTATTAAAAACTATGACAAGTACCTTCAAGGAGAATTAAAAGTAACCTCTAAAGCGTTTGATATAGGTTCAGCTTTTCATTGCTTAATACTAGAGCCTGACCATTTCCATGAGAGATTCCACATCTTTGATGATGAAGAGAAGTGTGTCGAGATTAGTGGAAAAGATTGGAAAGCTAACAATAAGAAGCCAAGAAGTACTAAGGCTTATAAGGAATGGTATGCAGAAGAGATTAAGCCGATAGAGGATGACCCTTACACAACTATCCTTACTCAAGCTGAGATGGACAACTTAATTAAGATGGAAGAAGCATTAGTTAACATCGAAGAAGCAGTTAACTTAATCAATGCTTGTGATGAAAAGGAATCTATTTACCATAATAAATTAGAAGGTGTCGCTGTTAAGTCTAAGATTGATGGATTTAAGTATGATGACTTCATGATTGACTTAAAGACAACATCAGGTTCAGTAAAAGAGTTTATTGATTCATGCTACAAGTATGCCTATGATCAACAAGCTGGGTTCTATTCTGATGTGGTTGAGGTAAAAGACTTTTACTTCATTGTGGTTGAATCTCAGTACCCATATAACGTTGGCGTATTCAAATGTGGAGAAACCTTCTTAGAGAGAGGTAAGAATAAGTATAAGTCAGGTTTACAAGACTTGAAATACTTCTTAGAGAATAAAGATTTTGATGTAGATACTTTCTACTTCAGAGAAACATTAGTTTAATCAAGGGGCTTCGTGCCCCTTTAATTCTTTCGTTATGAAGAAATGGTTTAAGAGATTAAAGAATAAAAAAACAAAGGAAGATTACCTCGTATTATCAGATGGTCCTACGGTAATGGTGATATTCCAAGTTACTGGTTCATTGAATTGCACAATGCCTTTACCTCCAGATATATCAGACATGAAAGTAGATGATATAACATTAGATACACTTGATGGGTTCGCTAGAAAGATAGAAGCGGATGATATAAGTTTTAATTCATTTAGTGATTTAGTTGAAGACGTTAAGTCGAAGTACATAATCAGTAAGTTAAAAAGTGATTCAGGAATAATTAACTAAGAAGTTATGGAAAATCAATTACAATTAGCAGAGATTTCAAACCACCACAGAAACATAATGGGAACACTATCATTCGATATGAAAGTTAAACCCATGAGAAAGACACAGGACTTTATAGTCTATCCAATAGACGAAGAAGGAAAGAGTCAAGTGACAATACAATCAGGAACAAGAATAGGAATAATAGACCTATCAAAGAAGACCGGAGTATTGACCAAATCATATCCCAATGGGGCGTACTTCCACCACCTATCATTCAACAAAGAAACACATACAAAGTTCGTATTGAGTGATAATCAAGTAGAGGAGTTGGTAGGTTACATTAAGAAAACAAGTGGTAAATTAGTAGGCAACTCAGTCATCAAGTCAGATAACTCAGGAGCAGAATCAATAGTAAGTGATGCTGACTATGAAGAACAAGCACACAGAGCTTACTACTCAAAATATTTATAGCATGGAGTATAGACAGATTATAGTTAAAGCTAAAAACGAAAGTGGTTCTTGGAAGTTTGGTCAACCTCAGTACAATTGGAACGGTGAATACAATGACATGACAGCTATCGTTGATGAAGTTGGATTAGCCACGAACATTAACAAGGAAACCATTTGCCAATTCACTGGTCTTCAAGACATGGAGAACAATAGGATATTCGATAACGACATCTTAAGAACAGGAGATGGAAGTGATGAGGATCCTTACAAGTCTTGGCAAGTTGTATGGTCAAAAGTTATTGGTCAGTACAGATTGAAAAACATTAATGGACCAGGAGAACTACCAATTTTCCCAAGCAATCAAAGAGGAGTCATAATTAACAACGCTCATAATGAAGGAGAGTAAAGAAAACAAAAGCCTATATGATATATTAGGCGTACCGAATGATGCAAGTTTAGCTGAGATTAAGAAAGCTTTTAAGAAGCTTGCAATAGAACTTCATCCCGATAAGAACGATGGTGATAAGGACAAAGAGGAACAATTCAAAGAAGTCCAGAATGCTTACGCCATCCTATCTGAACCTACCAAACGTAGGATTTATGATGAAACGGGAGAGATGAACCAATACAACGAAGAAGTAAAAGGTAAGTTTAGAGAAGCTCTTTATGAGCATATCATATTACCTCAGTTACTTGAAGTTGATTTCATGACTGTCGATAGGATAGTTGGTGTTGTGCATAAGAGAATACTTGAACTCAAGAAAGGAGTAGCTAAAGATTTAGAGAGCCTTAAGAGATTGAAGCAGTTTCATAAAGGTCTTAAGAAAAGAAAGGATTGTCCTGACGATTTCTTAATCACCATGACTGAGATGAAAATCCATGAGATTAATATGATAATCAACAACAATAGATATCAAGTTGAATTGATGACAGAAACTAAAGACATGAATGGTAATGGTTACTTCTTCCAATTTGTTCCGGAAGATGTGGTCAACCCTCATGCTAGATTAATGTCAGGTAGATAAAACAAAAAGCCCACTCAATGGTGGGCTTTTCTTTTGATTATTAATCACTGAATCAAAGGGCTTCCACAAACCCATCAATCTTTTTATCAAACTCTTCATAAGAGATTGGGAACAACAACATCTTAGTTGAACCTACCAAGTAAACAGCAGTCTTTAAAGAAGGTGTATCACCCATACTGTCCTTGCTCTCTACGAATCCTCTGTAATAAGTTATCTTATCTACAAATATGCTATAAGGCTTACCGTCCTTACCTATAAATTTCATTTTCTTTGCAATCATTTCTTATCCTCTATGTGCTGTTGTTTCTTCTTACTTCCATGAGAACTACCAAAGAAGAACTGAACAACGGTTAAACGCTCTGTAATTAATGCCTGTGTTACTGCTCCAACTGCCGTTGATATGATAGCTAACACAGTAGCTTCATCCCTAAGATAGATAATAGAAAGTATTTCTACAATTAAAAGAACACCGATAGCTGGTAAGTTCCACAACATTACTGTTGAAGCAATGCTATCAGCTTGGTCAGACTTCTCTACGTACATGATACGTGCAGACTTCTTATCAGCTACTTCCAATTCAAAGATTTCTTTTTCCCATGTCATTCTATCACGCTCCAATTCAGCAACTAACTCATCTATCTTTTCAGACCTCTCAGGACTAGAGTTCTCTTGTATGCCAAGAAGTTTTTCTTTTAATACATTGACACCAGCTCCTATCGGATTAGGACTTGTAGCTATTTGCAATACATCTCCCGCTAACTCAGGTAACATACCGGTTACCTTTGATGCGAACTTACCAAAGCCAGTTTCAGCAAATGGTTTCTTATCCTTTTTCTTACTAAATAAACCCATAGTTTTCTTTTAAAGTTAAATAAAAAAAGGCTACCCGAAAGTAGCCCTTATTATTATGTGGTGTATATCCTTATAGGATAACCGGTGTGTCAACAATTTCATATTGAACAATGATAGCAACTCCAGCTCCTATGTAATCCGAAGGCATAGCTCCTGATTCGTTCTTAAGAACTAAAGCCTTATTAATCATCTCAGCATCTTCATTACTCATAGCACCATGACTTGGTTGTCCAAAATCACTCGGCCAGTTAGCCTCAGTGTTATCTCTTAGGTTTGCCCAATCTGGTCCAGGGTTACTAAGGATAAGTGTGTTGTTAGCCCAATAAACACTTGATGCTCCTGCTGGTCTCATTGAGAAACCGATATTGCTCATAGGTAATTGAGTTGCTCCAGCTCTGTAAACTTTAAAATGTCTAGGCCAAACTGTTTTACCTACTCCCGGTGATGGTACTAATTCAATCTCACTACCGTTAGCCCAAGCTTTAATTTGAGCTTCGTTTAATGTTAAAACTACTTCTTGAATACCTGTACCTCCTGATGAAGCTGATGATTGATCTAATAATTCTAATTCATCATAGATTTTTTTTACAGCATCCTTCCAGTGTAATAATCCTACGCCATTTCTGTCGTGTCTAAATTGTGTCATTTGATTTGTGTTATAAACGTTTATAAAAAATATTAATATCCAAGTTAACAAAAAAAAGACTCCCGTAATAACAGAAGTCTTCATTGGTTTTTTACCTAACATACTTACTTAGATTGTGGTCTGATGTAAGTTGAGTTTTTAGTACCTCCATATCCCTTTGGATTAGGAATGATTTGCTTTGGAGCTACCTTGCTCACTGATCTTGACTTCTTCATTGGTTTATTTGATTTGAATTTACTTAGTAATTTGAGCGTCAGCCATAGCTTTCATGTAACCTTTGATTTCAGATATACCTCCTGCTATACCACTAACCTCTTTATCAATAGCATCAACTTTACTGTCGAGCGTTCTGTAAGACTCGTTATGTTCGGTCTTCATCTCTGTTATCTTTTCTTTGTTGCTTTCGATTTCTCTATTAAGGTCTTCTTTTAATGATGTTATTGACTGAGTGTTCATATCGTTTTTGTTTTTTAATGTATAATAAATTCCTATTATTGTACCGACAAAAACGATTAGTTGTCCTACTATAAAGATAGGAACTGTCATATTATCGATAGATGCACTTTCACTCGCAACGTTCAACAGAATAGGTTTCATTTCTCTAAAATAATTTATTCTTATTTTAACTCCAAAAGAAACTATCCTTTATAGTTNCTACGTAGAATTGTGTCATATTGTTATACGATTAATATTCTTCTTCTTGAACCACCTCCAGAACCTCCTGAAGCTAGTATCTCAACAGCATCTAAGGTTATATTACCAAAAGTAGAGTTCGTTTCTAAACTTATAGAGCCAGCATTGTGACCGCCATCAACAGATATAGCTCCAGTACCTACTTGTCTATTAGTGTTATGAGTAACAAAAGTCCTTACAGTTCCTTGAGGTATTTCAATAGAAGTAATAGCATTGATTGAACAAGCTGTAACCATCACCAAAGAATCCTGAGATATAGTAAGACTCTTAATATTAGGAGTAGCAACACCTCCCGTATTGGTTATGTTACCAATGCCTCCACAACCAGTGAAACTTCTAGCATGAATAGAAATAGGATTCCATTGGCTTCCTGAGAAATTAATAACTACATTATTATTTCCTGTTGGTGGAGTATCTAAAGAATAAAAAGCCATCCTTTGACTAAGACCTGTCCTGTTTTGATTATAAACTAAAGTCATTGCCTGACCTCCATAAGTAACACTACTATAATTGACAGTACTAGCCATCGTTATAGCGACAATTAACACACCATCTGAACCAGTATTCTGATTATGATTAAACGTGTAAGACGAAGCTCCTGGGGTAGGATTAGAGTTTGTTACATTACCTTTAATTGCTGAAGCCATATTACAATTCGTTTACATTGTTTATCTGAGGGATATTTAACCCGTCAATAGTACTCACGTCTTCTGTTACTTTATACACAAAAGGAGTAGACAAAAAGAAATCAGAAACAGAAATAGTTCCATCTTCCAAACCAACAAGGTTGTCACTAATCCATTGACCTAAAGTAGAATTGTAATCAGAATTTATCTGAGTACAAACCGCCATGTCAGAAGAGTAACCAACGGGAGTATATTTCATCTCTCCGTTGTTGTCTTCTATTTTATCAATTATACAATACATTAATCTTCTGTATAAGTTATTACTATCTCTATGCCTGTTGGTGTACCTGATATAGCACTTGCTTGGTATCTAACCTTACTGTTAGCTGTACAGGTATTATCTGTGAATACTGTTTCATCAGTATCAGCAATTGTAGCAGTCTTATCAGAAAGCCATAAGTCAGTACCTCCACTATGATTGATATTAAAATCAACAGAAGTAGAACCAATTACTTGATGACTAACCTTTGTTATAGTAACGGCTATACCTGGTTTCCATATACAAATATCATCAGTAGCTATTGGGTCAGACAAGTATATTACTTTCTGTAACTCAGGTTTAACTTGAGCATTAGCTTCAATACCAGCTAACTTAGTTTTCTCAGCGTCAGTAAAAGCATTAGTGTCAACATTAGATTCATAAGAAGTTTTAATACTTCCAGCATCTAAGTTCTTTTGGATAGCTGTCCAATCACTTTCAGTAATTGGATTATCAACCTCAGAAATAATAGTATCTCCAACCTCTAAATTTAATGACCAAAAACCACCACCATTTCCAGCGACAGTAACAGTGTACATATAACCCGTAACCGCAGAAGCATTAGGGGTAGACGTAGCGTCATACCCACCTTTATACTGTACTGAAGAAGAAACTAAAGAATCAACATACCTCTTAGTAATTAAAGATTCATTAGCAAATGTAGCTGAGTAGTCACCCGTATAAACAATCCCTTTCGGAGACACACTACCATCAGAAAATTCATTATCACCTAATCCTGACTTATCAATATCAAATGAAGAGCCGTTCCCCGCCAACAAGACTTAAAGAGCCATTAGCTCCAGCCATTAATCCTGAGAATTGAGAAGTTAAAAGAACAATAGATGAAGCGCTAAAAGAGTAACCAGCTATACCAGTTGCATCTTAGGAAAAGCATATTAGCTCCAAGATTATTAATAGTAAAGCTATTAGTATAAGGGTCTGCTGTAATTGCTTCAAATATAAATCCAGACCTATCATGTGAATACTTTGTGTACCCTAAAGAATGATTAGTTTGATCTAACCATATTTGATTTTCATTCAATGAAAGACCTTGAAAATACTTAGAGTAAATATCAGTTATTTCCTGGTCAGGATTGAATTGTAAGTTTACATTAGTAGTATCACCAAATATCTTATCATCAAATCCGTTACCCGAATAATGCAATAAACCAGTAGCGTTAATACCATGTAAGCTAAAAGAACCTGCAGTCGTGGCAATATCAAATCTAGTTAAAGGTTTGTTTATAACATCAGTCTTACTACCGAATCCAAAAGTTCTGTTAGCCCCATATATATAAACGCTGTCAGTAAGTGTCTCTCCACCATCAAAAGTGTTAACACCTAAATTAATAGAGTTATTTAAATAAGTAGTTCCATTACCATTTGATAAAGCAAACTCTGACTTACCTGCTCTCTGCCATATACCTAAAGAACCATTGAAGACTAAAGCATCTCCTACCGCCCATAAGTTTTCTCCATCTAAGTCTGTAGTACCAGCAACACTAACTAAATAGTAATCACCATTAACACCAGCTCCACTAGCTAAAGAAGGAGTATTAGTGCTTGAATCCCAAACACCTTTATATTCCATTGCAGAAGTAGGTAATTGTGTAGCAGGTATTCTACCCGTTACATCTAAGGTAGCAACGCCTAGCGGAGCACCTTTTTCTCTTCCATATATATATCTACCGAACTTTCTCATCTATATTAGTATTAAGGTAATACCTCAGTTAATTTAGCACTTCCATTTACAGCATCCCATATACCTGTAATTGAACCAGTATATCTATCAACAACTAATATTTCATCAGGA